TTGTAAAAATTATCATCCTTACTGAAATCATCATAGTAAGGACTTATATTTAAATTCGTTTTTTGTGGCATTTTAGAATTCTAGTATGATTTTAATGTCTTCCTTTTGTCGAGAGTTTCTGACAATCAACGGTCTATTATCTAAGTAAATTGTTTCACCTGACCCTTTATTTATCTCTGAGTTAGATAACCCTGAAATAAAGTTTGTTCCTAAATTGATAAGTTTGTTACCTGTAGGATTAGTTGTAATACCAGAGAATGACTGTGATATTGCACCTGAGAAAGATGATTCCTTTCCTTCAATATTATTTGCACCTGTGGTGGACTCAAATTGATAAATTCTACCAGAAGTAGAAATACCAGCATAATCTGTTTGGTCAAATGTCGTTCTATTAAAGTTTAATGAACGATCTCTAAAATACTTCAATACTTTGGTTTCAGTATCATAAGATGCAATATATGCAGTTGCTACTCTTCCTACATTGGGTGAGACTGTAAGCACCTGCTTTATTTCTTCTCCAACTATCGGAACACCAGTAATGGTGTTAAATTTAACTGCCTGTAATGATGAGTAAGTATTATCAGTATATGTTACTGAAGTTCCTACCTTAGTTGGATTTTTAACAATACCAACTTGTGCAAATTTAGTATCAATTGGAAAATCTTTAGTAGAATCATCAAAACGTGCATAAACAATACATCTATCAGTTCCTAATTCAGTATATAAATCATGACCATGACCCAATGATGGTGGAATGATGGGAATTAATTTTGCACGACCAGTTGATGTAGATACACCGCTATTCAATGTTCCTAAATCAACAACACCATAACTATATCCTTTACCACCAGCACTTACAATAACATCAGTTATTGTGCCGTTTACAACATCAACTCTTGCTTTTGCCCCTTCACCATCTCCAATTATATCAACTTCCTGACTCAAACCATTTGCATATCCATTTCCAGCATTTTCAATAAAGACATGTTTGATTTGATTTAAGTTAACATCAGAATTACCATTCTCTCTTACTGATCTGATTTGAGAATCAGTGCTTGTGTTCCAACCATTTGGGACAGTAATGAATTCAGTTGAATCAAATTTAATAATATCACTAGGTGAAACAGTGAAAAGATACTTCCAAACATATCCATCACCACTATTACCTGCTTTTGATGGTTCCAAATCTGTAAATGTTGGTTCATCTTGAGAGACATTCCCAAGTGGGTTTGCTCCTGTTGATCCATTATCAATACAAACGTAAACCTTAAAGTCGGAATTGAGAACGTAGTAGTTTGCATCATATAACCTATTTGCCTTTGTTAGGGGACTTGGGTTTTCAACACTATAATCATCTCTATAAATCTCATATCTATTTCCTGCAACCCAATCAACTCTCCTTATAATTCTTCTAATATTAGCAGATGATACTTTTTTACCATACATCATCGTATCACCAGTATGGGCACGATATGAAAAACTATCTGTGGGTGCTGGAGTTGTTGAATTCCAATCAGAAGACCTTCCATACCCAACCAAAGTGTTAGTTCCAGTAGGGTTAGCTAGACCTATGAACACATAATATGAATTATTTGTGTTTTCTACTGATTCTACGAAATTGTTTGCGTTCAGAATTCTAAATTGATCAGTTATAATTGCTGACATTGTTATCTAAACTTTTCTTTTTATTTATAGTGGTAATTTAATCAAAGTCCAAATACTCTAATCGCACCTGATGATCTTAAACCTCTGAGTGATTCAGATGTATAATTCTTACGTTGTATTGTTGGGAAGGTTGACATCCCCACATTTACAGTAAATCCAGTAACACCAATGGATATTGGGTTTGCATTTCTTGTAGCATTAAACAATCTTCCCCAAGTAATTCTACCTAATGAAGTTGTCAAACCAACACCACCAGCAGCAGTTGGATTGTGGAAACCAGTAATTGCAATACCAGTTACTGATGAACTGCTGTTTGTATGAACATTACAAACAATTTCACCTGTTGGACCAACAGATGACACCGAGTGAACCTTGTAAATGTTATCTACAAATGTAGTTCCTACTCCTACAACAGATGAATCTTGACTATCAACAGATGTCACTCCATTTCCAACAGTTGTATCCTTAATTAATACTGGATATCCAGCAAGTAATGTATTTGCTGTCTTATCTGCCCTAAAGAAGAACTTAAGAGCTAATGGATGACCACCTGTTCCAGTTGTAGTGGTAATACCAGTTATTATACCAGTGAAACCTTCTACATTACTAATTGAAGTTACTTTCTCTGTTTTATACTCAGGTAGACTTACAATTACTTGTGGTGGTGTTAGATTAGAGTATCCTAGACCTGCATTTGTAATTGTTGTTGAAGTTATAGTTCCATTAGTAATTGTAGCAGTTGCTGTTGCTGTAGTTCCAATACCAACTCCGATTACTGGAGGTGCACTTATTTTAATGGTTGCTGTTGCATATCCAGTTCCAGCATTTGTTATATTCAATGATGTAATTTTACCAGCACTTGATACAATCGCTGTTGCTGCTGCACCTGTATTAACTTCACCTGATGTTACAAGAGCATCAACTGAATTATAAGTTAAATTATAATCACCTGCTGATTCATCTGGTAGAGATGCTGATAAATGATTACCTTTCTCATAGAAGAATACTTCAGCATCATCTACAAATATTCCATTTGTGCTTCCTTCACCTGATGATGTTGTGAAATCACCAATAATTTTAGATGTAGGATAAACTTGTGGTTCAAGTATTTCTCTTGATTTAGAAATTTTTCTACCACCAAGAATGACATCAACTTTTTGTTTTGTCCATCTAACTGGTTTATCATTATTCTCATCAATACCTCTACCACCGTAAATATCTGTTTCAAGTAACTTAGCACCAAGTATCTCCTTGATTGTTCTCTCAAACTGCTGTGTAGTTGTAATTCCAATCGGATGCTTGAATAATTTTAATTCATCACCAATCTTAATTGTTTCTTGAGTATCAACTATATCAACATCAATACCATCCTGTCCCTTATAGAAGAAGATGTCAACTTTTGCTTCTGATTTAGGTGCTTCCTCAAAGTCAAATGTTGTTCCACCATCAAAGGTGTATGATTCATTAGGTTTCTGTAGAACACCGTTTACAAATACAAGTAAGACTGCATTCAAGTCAATTAACTGAGATGATGAGTTTGATACATCCTTCTCAAAACTTAAGAGTTGACCATTAAAGAATAATGGGAATCTCTTTCTTGAACCATTTTGTAAGTTCTGAATACTATCAATAAAGTCTAATTCACCAAACTGCCAAGAGGAGAAACTATCATTAAAGATGTCTATAACCTCTAACTCAAATTGTTGTATTGGTGATGATAAATGTGATGCAGTCACAAGTCCAACTGGTGTGAATTTATCACCAACCTTGAATGAATGACCAGGTCTTGCTATCTTAAACTTAGATATCTCAAAGGTAGTAGATCCAATACCTACAGTTGTAAGTGCTGCTCCAACTTCTACATCTAATAGTAAGTTAGAACCTGTATCAGTTGTTGCTCCAACTCCTACTCTTGATACACCGATTATAGGTATATTATCATAATTTGGTTCAGGAATAATAATTTCTGGGTTGACATAACTTGTTCCAGCAGAAACAATATTAAATGCAAGTGTTCCACCAGCACCCACAGTTGCAGTTACAACAGCACCACTACCTGCACCACCACCAACTCCAACTTGAAGAGTAATGGTATCATCAGTTTTAGCAATAATAGAAGTCTGAATACCAGCAATAGGATCAGAGTTGGGGAAACTAGTCTTAGAAATCGCTCTTGGATATGGGTGATTAGAGAAGAAGTTATCTTTAGAGCACTTGAATACTAATCCACCAGTATCAATACCAACAGTATCACTTGTAGTTAAACCGTGATTTGGTATTGTAAGAACAAGAGTTCCTGTATGTGATGTATAAACAGCGTTTGTTGCAGTAAATGAGTTTGCACTAGAGGCAGCAAAACTTCCCTTACGGATTGAACCAATACCAGCACTTACAAATCTATGAACATATGCTTGATCAGTAACACCAATCGCAACTGAACCACCACGATATCCAGAACCAAATGTTAAATCCTCAAAGAACTCAAATGCATTACCACCACGAAGATATGAATGTGGTATCGTGCTTGCTCCTGCTTGAACCTCAAATGTTCTGTCAGACACTATACCAACTACAAATAATCCTCTTTCGTGGTCTTGGAAGAATGAAGTTGTGATACCTGAACCAGCAGGACAAGTAAATTCTAAATCTTTTAATTTAACTTGATTAGGTCTTTCAAGAGCAAATCCGTGAACTTTATTAGTAGTAACAGTAATAATACCTGTGATATTATCATACGTAGCAGTCTGAACACCAATATTAAATCCAGATGATGTGCCAATACCAACAATACTTGTTAATCCACCAGCAGCATTCTTTCTTGCAATTACCTTTGCACCTTGTAATGGTGCATATCCGAGACCAGGTGTTGAACCTAATGAAACAATTAAACCACCTCTTGGAACTTGATTCTGATTGATATCAAATTCAGATATGATAAAGTCACCATTTGTTGAAGTGATTCCAGTGAATTCAACTGTTGATATACCAGCAGTTGAATCCGAGATAAATTCGTAAGTATTTCCAGTGTTATTTGTTGTCTTTGGAGTTTGGAATATTCCATTGATGAATAGAACACCATTACCAACACCAATACCAGATGAAGTGTTCGCTCCACCAACCCTTAGTGAATAAGTTTTACCAATACCAGTAAATCCATCAGATATATCATCAAAAATCATATTAGTGGTATAATCACTTCTCAAGAATGTTCTACCACTATAATCTGCCTTTACGAACGGTAGATTAGTTTCATCTCTTCTTGATCTAGTGTCGCCTTTTGGTGGTTCTGCAAAGAAGATTGTGCTATCTACAATATTGAATGAACCTCTATGAACCCTCGCAGTATCGTTTGCAGAGTGAGTAGTCGCTGCAATACCTAATTGTCCTCTTTCCACTTTAACTGATGGTAGAGTGGCAATACCAAGTGCTACATCAGTAGCATCGTTTATAATACCTGTTGGTGTGCTGGAGAATCCTACTTCAGTTACTTTTACGTATTCATCATTGATTTTTAAGAAGTCAGATGCTCTAACTGAATTGATTCCACTTAATACGAACTGAGTAAGTCCAATTGCAACGTTTGAGTCTAATGTATGAGAGATTGATGTAAAGTTTATAGGAGTCTGGACAACACCATCAAGACCAATAATTGATTTTGTCAATTGTTTTGTCATTGACAATTTGTGTAAATTACCAGCACCTGTTCCTGTAAATGTTACAGCAGCACCTGTTGCTACGTATTCAGGTCTTGTAAACAACTGGAATCTGTTTTCATCCAGAACTTTAGCAAATACAGTGCTTGGTAATATTGTAGTAACGATACCAGCAGTATTTGCAGTTGAACCGATTGAAACAGCAGAAGCAGCAACCCCAACAAATGTAGATGTAGGTGTATAAGTTAATTCTTCATTTGTATTGAAGAAATGACTTGGTATCGTGAATATACCTGTAGATGTGCTTAGAATGCCAGTATTAGTTGGATTAAATGTCTTAGTGAAGATTGGAATACCATCGTGCTTCAGATCAAAACTTAATTTGTCAGCTCTTTGTCCACCTGAACCATCATATGTTGTAAGGAATAATTTTTGTGATACTGTTCCGTATGATAAATCTGGTGGTTCATTTGCAAAATCACTTAGAGTATAGAATATCTGATTAAATGATTGAACTTCAATTAAGGAATCAAATTCAGCATCTGGATAAAATCTTAGATTAATATTATTTCCACTAAATTCACCACCAAATGTTCCAATACCTGTGGTAGATCCTAGTGATACAAATGGATATTGAACTGTTAATACGTCATCAACATCTCTTATTGATACAATTTGATGAACTGCTGATGTTTCTCCACAGGATACTCTTACAAGAGATTTAACTGATGAATCAATAGTTTTATTAATAGTTGCATATGTAATTGTGCTTGCGGTTCCAGTAACATATCCAGATTCTAATCTAGCACTTCTCTCTGCCCCTTCAGGTTGACCAGCAACTGCAAAACGATGTGTTCCGATTCCAGCAGTGGTTGTTCCTAATCCTACAATGTTTGCTCTTACATCAAGAACATTTACTCTATCATTCTCACATTGTAATTTGATTAAATCATTCTCAAATCTTGCTGTTACAATACCAACAGAACTCTTACTAAAACCAGATTGTGTATCAATATATGATTCTGTGATAGTGACATTCGTTCCATCAAAGTCAACTAATATCTCATTATAATTGATTTCTTTAGTTGAACTATCTTGAACAAATACAGTTGCATAGAAAGCATTAAAATCATTTTTAGAGAATTGTGCAATGGTTCCTGTGCTTACACCAACAGTTGTGCTTGCAATACCTGTATTAACACCTGTTAAGTCAACACTACCGATTACATTTGTTCCAATACCTGCTAAATCTGTATTAAAATCAACCTTTAATATTTTAATATCATGATCTTTGGTAAATTTTTCTGTAGGAGTAAACAATAAATTCTTTTCACCTGTTTTAAGAATTTCTGAATCAAAGTCGCCAAGTTTTAATGTTGTAAAATCTTGTGTTTTTTCAAGAATGTATGCATTATTTTCATCAGTTAAAGTAATTAATTCAGTGAACTGAGTATCAAATGTATCAGGATCAATTATCTGAACAAGATAATTTCCAAAATCTTCTGTTAGTTCTTCAATTATAGTATTTGTTGCATCAAATCCTTCACTTGAGAATGTTTGACTTATATCATCGTGAATAAGAACTCTATTTGTTTTACATCTAGTAAAGTCACTTAATGATCTATTTTTGATAGTTAAGAACTTAGAACCATTAGGTCGAGTATCAAAATCTCTAGCGAAGTCAAAATTATTAATCGCATCAACTCTCTGCTTTTCCTCCAAACCAACAACATTGCCAACATCAAGAACAATAGTTTGACTTGTGTTTCTAACTGTTCCAACTCCAACAGAAATGTTTGAATCTACTGATGTATCAGAGAAGTTTTTAAGACCTGATGGATGAACTAAACGATTGACAGGATTGACAAATTTTTCCCACTCAATAGAACTCTTAATTGTATATGAAAGATTTTGATAGTAATCATTGTCAGGTATGACTTGATAATCTTCATTTAATTTACCGATATCGTCTAACCAACCATATTCTTGTCTATTTGAGAAATCAACATTGAATTTTGCTTGATTATTAACTAAAGAAGATATTTCTGCAGATACACCACTTAGTTCCCCTTTGACTCGATCACCTTTTTTAATCTTTGTCTTTCCATCAATCTTAATATAATCACTTCTTACCTCTTGTATTGTTAAATCAGTTTTAACATCATCAATTAAGAGAGATTCTTTAATCTCAAATACACCTCTAGTCTGTATTGGTTTTATAACAGGATATTTTGTTTTATTAATAAGATTAGCATAACCTGATTGGAATGTTTTTGCGATACCAGCATTTGTTGTAACACCTGCTAAACTAAACTTGACAACACTTTGAGTTCCTGCAATATAGTCATCAACATTAAAGAATTGATAATTATAGTTTTCAGAGTTGTATCCATCTCCAGTTACAGTTGTATTTGTTGATATTCCACCTTGTGTAGCACCTACACCAGTTTCTCCATCTCTCTGAATACCTTCAACAAATATTTCATCTCCTATCTTGAATGGTTGAATATCAAATCCATTGATTGGTGTTTCTAGGAAACAGGTTACAACTCCAGAATTACTGGTTTGGAGTGAATTAATTCCAACACCATTTGAGTTATTAATTGCAATAATTTTATGAACCACTGAATCTAATCCAGATACAGGTGCTAATACATCAACTTGTGATATTGTTTGATTTGGAGCTACTGCTTGTAGAGATACATTATCAACAATAGTATTTGATACTGGATTGAATACTATTAAATTAGGTGCACTGATATATTCTGCACCACCATCAACAACCTCAACTTTATTAATAACATCTAAATTATTAATATTAAGCACAGGAGAAACAAATGCTTCAGGACTTAATGTTTTATCGGATGAATATTCATATCCAAAATCAATAATTCTTACTTTTTTAATTCTACCGATTGATTTTGATGTAGCAATTATATTTGCATCGGAACCATCTGTACTCTTAACTGTATTAAATTGTGGTAATTTTTTATAATTGAAACCTGGTGAGATAATCTTAAATCCTTTAATAGAACCGTGAACATTTTTTGACTTTGTAGAGTATTCTAATTTTTCACAATCAGAACTAAAGTATGTTAAGAACTCAGGAAGTTTAGGTGATATATCAAACTTATCGTTTGTAACATTAAAAATCTTATACTCGCCATTATAAGCACTATCAATAAATCTTATTTCTGAATAATCTGTAACCTGAGTATCAGCAGTGCTAATAAATCCACCCTTAGTTAATCCATAATACAATGAACCAGGTGTAGATGCTGAGAATTGCACTGATAATTCAGAACCTGATAACCCAATGGTTCCTGCAGTACCTACGTTAAAGGTATTACTATCTTGAGAACTTAAATATTCATTTGTCAGTTCCTTATCGTAGAATAACTTAAAGTCAAAGTCTGCTAAAGTAGTGCTTGATAATCCAAAAGTAAGTTTAGAATTTTTAACAACATCAATTCTTGGATTAATTAATGCAATAGATTGGTTTGCACCACCAGTATTTGCTGTAATTGAAACAGTTTTTACTGGATTTGAGTTTATATCAGTTAGTGTTTCTGCTAATTGGAATCTTCTATCACTTATTTTATTAATAAAGAATGTTCCTGTTCCAATTCCTGTTGCATTTCCATCGTATAATACCTTATCTCCTGTCTCAAAACCGTGTCCAGCAATATCAATTTGATTAGTCTCAACGTCTGATGCAGCAAATGTAAGAGGATTGATAGTCAAAACCTCAAACTCTGGATTGTAATTAACAGAAATTGGTGCAGTTGTTCCAATACCTACTGCTAAGTTGGGGACAACATTCATTTTTATGATGTCACCATTTAATAAATTATGAGTTGTTGTCTCTGCTACTGCTACATTTGTCTGAACTGATGTAATAATTTTACTAATATCACCAGTGATTTGTTCTTTTGTAGACTCAAAATTGTAAAGACCTGAAGAAATACCTGAATTTGTTCCCTTTGAGAAGAAGAATAATCCCTCACTTGTATTACCGATACTTGCTCTGGTTGTAACTAAACCAACATAATTTACACCTTTGTTAATTATGAATACTTCAGTTGTATTTTGACCTGTAAATGGTAACTTAAATGTGTTAACCACTTCTGTTGGACCTACATCAAACCTTAATGCACCATTTCTCTTATTAAGATTTACTTTTTGTCCTGTCTTAAATGGGTGATTAGGTATATGAATTGTTCGAGTTGGTATTGATAAACTACTCTTAGTCTCTCCAATAACCTGCTCAACCTCAATTGCACCACCAGCAGTTGTTCCAACACCAACTGATTGAGGTCCATTAAAGAATATTAAATCATTTCTCTCAGAATCAAACTTTTTAGTTTTAACAGGTATCAATATTTGATTGTTCAATACATCTATTTCAGAACCAAAGGTGTGAGCAATTCCTGCATGTCTTTGTATTCTGATTACTTTTGGTGTTGGGAATATTTCTAATACCTTTAATATCTCTGTATTAGTTGTATTTCCAGAACCAACTCTTAATGATCCACCTACTGCAACTGAATTAGGTATTGAGGTAACAAAAATATCTTGAATTACACCACTTGCATTACCAACTTTCATAGTTTGTGCAAGTCCTATACTATCAGTCTTAACACCAACTTTAAATGTATTTGTTAAATTAACAATCGAACTACTTAATCCTGATACTGATATTGCATCTTGGTCATTTAATTCTACAAATGGTAGATAATTTGCGGTAACTTGATTCGGATTATTCCACTCAAAAACAACATTCTCAAATTTAGTTAATGTTGTGTCGATGAATGAAACACCAAGACCTACAATTTCATCAACTTCTGCACCGAATCCTGAACCATTTGTATTTGTATCATCAAAATCAACCTGATCACCAACCTTATATCCAGAACCACCATTGAATATTGTAATATCATCAATATCACCAGTAGTAACAGACTCTACAGATGATAGTTGTCTTATCTGCTCATAGGATTCAATTATAAAATCATTTTGTGCAAATTTCTCATCTACATTATATGGGAATGTATTTCTTCTAAGGTTAGATGCATTGAAGTTAAAATCTTGATTCAGTGTTTGATTTTCTTTTATGAAAGGTGATCTATAAGTATTTCCAATAAAGTATGGATATATTCCTTCTAATTTGTTGGTTGCAGTTCCAAGTCCAACAGTTGTAAAGTAAGCATATATTCCATTTGGAAATTCTGGTGTCTTACAGAATCTTCCATTATGAATATCTAAGTCTCCTGTACCATCAAAGATGTGATCCTGAACAAAGAAACCATCTGCATAACCTGTTGGTCTGTTTACAACTTCGGTTGTATTAGTTTTGTATGATGGTGTAAGTATTTTGATACTTGAGTTAATATTATCTGCTTCACTATATCCAAAAGGTCCGTAAATTGGATTACCATCATATGCCCATCCAATGATTGGAGAGTGTCCTGTAATTTTATCAAACTCACCATTTGATTTGACACTGAATGTATTCTCAAAAGTTCCTGCAATATCTTGTGAATAACCTAATATACTAAATTTAAGACTACCATTTTTTTCAGTTAATAGTGAATCTCCAAATCTCTCAGAGTTGTTTAATGTAAGGTTTCTAACTCTTGCTTGAAATAGTCCACCAAACCCTCTGTTAAACGCTCTGACCTCTGTTGTAAAACTACTATAACCAATTCCACTATTAATTACGATTGCGTCTGTAACCCTATTATTTTCAACCACAGGACGTATTACCGCACCAGCACCTAATCCAGAATCTGTAATTTTTAATTCAGGAATTGAATTATACTCTCTACCTCTATTTGTAACAACACAATCTATTATTCTTCCGTTAATTATAACAGGTTTGAATTCTGCATCTCTACCATCTTGTATTGATACTTTTGGACTAATCTCAGTATCTAATATCTCTGAACCATAATTAGTTCCTGTTTCATATAGATAAGCACCCAATAAATCTCCAGTAACAACTGGTGTGATTGTCAAATTACCTGTAACTGTTGAACCAAAAGAAACTTCAATATTAACTTTAATTTCTGGGTAATTAAATATTTGGAATCCTGTTCCTGATGAAGTAAAATCAACAAATTTATCTCTATCAAAATCAGCGGTTGATGTTCCACCAACTCCTGCATTTGATAACTTAAACTCATCATCAGATATTTTTTTAATAATATATGATGTTGTTGTGCTCAAACCACCTATCGCAGTTGTTTCAGTAGAATACTCAACTACCTCTCCACTCTCAAAACCATGATTCTTAAAGTTAATTGAATTAAATGATGTTGAAATACCTGCAGGTTTTACTCTTAATTTACGATGAGTATAACCAGAACCTTCATTTATGACTTTAACAGCAATAAGAGTGTTCTTTTCTTCAGTCTCAAATTTATGAATACCACTTGCACTTGTATCAGTTGATAATCCAACTGTATTAATACCAGCAATACCTGTTAATGCATCAACTTTAGAATTAAATATTCTGACTGTAGTTGAGTTTACAACTCTAACAAAGTAAGGATCTCCATCTGATAGAGTTCCTGTAATGGTATTTGTTCCATCGTAAGCAGCACCTATACCAATTGGAGTATGACCATTCGCATTGTAAAAGACTAATTGACCATTTTCTAAGTTATGTGCTGTCTTGAAGGTGATTGTTTCGTTAACTATATCTACACCACCATTGAAAAATATATCTCTACTATCAAATTCTAACTGTCTATTACGATTTCCAAGTAATGGTTCTAATTTACATCCAGTTCCATTACCACCAGTTAATGAAATATTCTGAACAGTATCAATATCAAAGTCTTGTGGGTCAACAAATACTTCTTTTACGGTTCCTTTAATGATTGGTTCTGCTAATGCTGCTGTTCCAGAACTTGTTTCAATACCAATTACTGGTGGATTTAATACATCATATCCAGTTCCAGAGTTTAATAAATCTACAGATTCAAGAGGACCAAAGAATATTTGATTATCTGAGATAGGTGAACGTATCTGAACACCATTTATTAGTATACCAATATCATTTACAGGAGAATCGTGCTTAGATACTGTAAATAAATTTTGTGATAATGGGATTTTTCTTAAAATTTTATCTGAATCTATCTTTCTTGAAGAGTGTCTCTTTAATACAAATCTATGAACCTCTGTTGTAATGCCTGTTGGACCTATCTGAACAGTGCTGGCAGTTCCTATTTGTGAACTTGAATTATAAATTTTAATTTTTGATGTATTCTGATTTGCACCAGGTGTAACAGGATCAACATAATAACTCCTACCACTCTCTAATCCAACAAAACTTTGACCTTCTGGTTGATAAACTATTTCATCACCTTGAATGAATTTAATATTTTCACCTGCAGGTGGAGTAAATTTAATGAAACTATACTTTTGAGTTAATACATCAAACCCATCTAAAACACTTTCTGTGCCACTTGTGACAGTTTCTTCAATAATATTGGTTGTAATATCATAACTTGGTAGTGAATTTGATGCAACATAACCCTCTACATTACCGTCAACATAAACACTAAGAGTATCTGTTATAACTTTTTCATTACCCTGTAGAATCTCTGCACCTGAACTGGTTGCTTTCTCTACAATTCTGCGAATATCATATAATTGATTTGCTACTGGTGTAAATCCTGCAATATTAGTTGCGTTTATTTGATTCAATCCAACGTCAACACTCTCAACTTCACCACTTCCTTCTATAATCTGCTCATTTCTTTTTAAGATATGGAATTTATCACCAACTTTTAATGATGCCTTATCAATTTTTGTTTCTAAGTTAAATGTTGAACCTGTTATTTCTACTTGAAATCTTGAACTTGTATTATAAATCCAAGAATTAGCAAATATTTTCTTATAAGATTGGTCATCATTATCAATTTTTTCACCAACATTCTTTACAAATATATTTTCTCCTTCATCAACTAGTTTAATATCTGTTACTGGAACAAACTCTGATAATACACCAGTAATTCTCAATTCTATTTTCTTGCTTAAATCCCCATTCTCATATCCAAATATGGTTTCAGTTGATCTTAAACTATCAGCAGTCGATATACTTGAATTAACACCAGAGCAACCAAAGAATTGATTGATAGATTTAGATGTATATTCTATTGTATTATCACCACTAACAACAGTTCCTATTGTTCCAAACCCTACTGTAGAGTCAACATCAATAATTGTTGCACCACTAGTAACAGGATTTAATATTTTTGTATTACCAGGTATTGTAAATGTTCCTTCGATTAAATCACGGTCACTAAATCCTACGAATAAAGCAATTTTATAGTAACTCTTACCATCTCTCTTTATAATTTCAACTTCAGATACTGAACCACTTGTATTTGAATCAGTTGATTTGAAGATAGTTTGACCAGTTAAGTTTTGAGGATTGCCTGTAGGTGTTATTAAATCTGCAACGATTACTTCACGACGTATAAACTCTGCATCAGATGGTTTAATTAGATTTCCTTCTAAGTCAATTACATTTGACTCAACACCATATAATACCTTGAATAATATTTTAATTGATTCTTCTACACCTTTTGACTGATAGAATGAACGTGCAAACTTAACAAAGTTACCTACATCAAGATTTTCAGCAAATTCATTATTTTCTAAACCTGGTAGAAATGTTTTCTTTAATTTCTTAAAGAACTCTTGAATGAATAAAACAGATAAGTTTGTAACTTTCGCTCCAGTTGTATGAGAAGCACTATCTGTTTCATCAAAAACTAAACTCTCTTTGTTTACATCCAATAAAGATGAACTAACTCCAACATTATAACCACTTATTCCACTGAATCCACGAATACAACCTGTAAATGTATTAGTAGTAATACCAGTATAAGATATTATTTCATCATTAATCTTGAGTAAACCATACTCTGAGGGGAAACCTTTAGTGCTAGGGACAGATATAGTAGTATCTGTAGAAGATACATCTGCTGTCGTTGTAGTTACACCTACAACAACTTCTGGAACAAGGTTATCAACTTTAAGATATTGATCAAAGTTACTGATTAAATCAGTCGGACCACCTTGATATTCTTGAGAAATATAATATTGCTTAAAAAATTCAACTGCATTAGGAAAATCAGTTAACACATATTCGGGTAACTGATTCTCAATAATAGTATTGACTTGTATTCTTTTGTCAATTTGTGACATAAATTATTTCCTCTCTAAGTCTCCATTTGAGTAACTTGAGGTGTAGTAGTCTCGTGTAAATACAACTCCTGAAACATCTTCACCTGATGCGATTACGTCTTTCAATGTATTTATTGAACTACTTGAAACATCAAAATTTAGGTATAAATCCTTTAACCCTACAACATCATTCGATTCTGGGAATGCCTGAACTTGAATTATGTTATTTTGATTCACCGTAGAAGTTATATTGATAGTATTTAATAGTATTTCACCTTTTTTATAATCAACCCCACCTGCTTCTTTAATTAAAACAGTTTGTTCATTCTTATCATTCTTTGTAACAACACTGATAGTTCCTTTATTACTACCATCTAATCCACCTGAAGAATTTTTATTTGGTATATCTGTAAGATATGCAATCTTATTTGATCCAGAAACTGTAAATCCTGTACTCTTAATATTATATCCAGCAGGATTTATATTGAAACGATTACCATAACATAACTCATATTGTGCAAATTGATTCAATAATGCCTTCAGGTCTCTACGAACAATGACTTTTGTAATATTAGAAGTGATTCCATTATCAACACGGTCTATGAGTTGATTTATTTTACTATACTTAAACCTGCCACCAAACTTATTAATCTCTACATTGTTTGCATATTGACTTAATGCAGATATAACATCTGTTCTTAAACCAGTAGCAGAAGCGATTTGAGCAGGATTATAGTAAATATTAGTATTAATTTCTACATATAGTATTTTTAAGTCAACAATTTCTGAATTAATACCAGCAATAGCGTAACTCTTCAACTTATTCTTTATCTGAGTTTTATCAAAATCAGATACAAATGTTCCATTTTTTGGTTTAATACTTATCTGAACTTTACCAAATTGTGGTGGGTTAAGTTCTTCTCCTCCAACTACTGATACAGACTCAGTTTGAGGGAAGATTGTTTCGATTATTGCTTCATAATCTCTTGGTGTAACTGCTCTATATTGTGCTGAGTAGAGACGAGGAGCGAAATACTTAATAGACGACACATCTTCACTTTCTGCACCATTAGAAGCGTTTCTGACGGTAGTAACATCAATACTCTCAGATGGTGTAAACAATGCTCCAGCATCAGTTATGAATGAACCTTGGAAACTAAAGTTACTTGGACCATTACCTGACTCTCCATCAGTTACAATGTAAGTTGCAGTGATGACTGAACCATTTTCTAATTTCTTACCAAATAATCCATCACCAAACAATATTTCATAACTTTCGTCCTGAACCTCTTGAGTCAGATAGATTTCAGAGTTCTTATTTAATTTTAATATATTATCTACTTGTGAATATTTACGTCCTAGTCCTACATCTCCTGTTCCCTTTACATAAACTCTTAAAGTTGATGTATCAATGTTAGGATTATTAATTATAAACCTCTGATCAACAGAAGTATCTACTGCAAAAGTCCTTGAGAGGTATGTGCCCTCATAAACAAGAATTTCAGAATCAAATTGAGCAAAAGAAGTGCCATTAACATCCTTAACTCTGGAAGAAGTAATATCATCAGGTATAGAAAAGGTAAAAGTTGTATTTTGGACTGCACCAACAGAGACAAGTCCTGAACGTAGTGTCAAGAACTTAGGAGTCGAATCATTCGTTGTTCCGAGATTTACATCACTTATCTTAATTGAAGCGACTGCAGCGGTTTTAGAGCGTGGAACATAACCTATATTTCTTGCTAATGAAACAACGTTCTCACGAATTGTCGCAGAGTCTAAAAATGACTCATTAGCAACTAAATTCGAGTTGAATGCATTAATATAGGTATTATATGCTAAAGTATCAATTAGAACAGAGAAGTTGGCACCCTCAAAGTCAAAATCAGTAAAATTGGAATTTGCACGAAGGAAATCTTTAATCTGAGCTTTGATTTGATCAAAGTCTAATGTGTTAAACTGTGTAAACGGCATATTATCTCGTTGGTTCTAATATGAATGTGAATGATTGAATCGGAACATCAAGTCCTCTTATCTCAAACAATACTTTGACCTCAAATGTATTGGTATCGGGTGTTGCATTTACCTCAACACCAATATCAGCGACTCTTGGTTCAAAGTTTTTAATCGTATTTCGTATTTGGTCTTCAATAATCATCGTTGTTGAGGCAGTAAAGTTGTTAAACAAACTGTCACGAATATCTGTACCTAACAAAGGGTTAAAAAACCTTTCTGTTGGGATAGTTTCAACTAAATTACGAACTGATCTGACAATTGCTCGCTCATTTGATAGCACAGGAAGGTCTTTTGTCACTGGATGTGGTGAAAAAGAGAAACTTATATCCTTAAATGCCCTT